GGGGTATTTTTGGGAACATTGATTTTTTGGTTTTTATTTAGAAATTAAAGAATTAATGAACAACGTAAGAAGCGTTGTAGCAATCGAAACAATCGCTGGGAACCAAAGAGAGGTCAGTTGTGTTTGACGAGTGAAAGTTTTATATTGACGTAGGAAAATTAATCCTTTGTCTGTAATTCTGTAATTTCCGGCATGGTCGCCTTTTAAGAATGATAGCTCTACTAGTTCAGTAATAGCTAATTCGTCGCTATCAATTAGCTGTTGATGATTTTCATAAATAACATAATCATGTTCATTTTTAACTTTCATCAATGACTTTAAAAGTTTTCTAGCTTGTTTTGAAACAGTTTCCATAATGTAGTACCTCTATGGTCTATTATAACAAATTTTAAAAGGAGTAAAGCATGAGACCAAATCGTTATCCATATAACAAAAAACCAAAAAGAAGCAATCGTGAAGTAGTGCTGGAAATTGCTACACCTTATTTAGAGTATGTTTCTGAAGTCGCAAAGAAAAAAACACAATCTAAAGAAAAAAATAAACACATTGAAGTGTATATACAATTACGGAAAGGACTATCCCCAAAAGAATGGGATGACTTAAACGGTTTATACGAGCGTTTGTTATTTGAAAAAAAGCGTAAGCTAACAAAAGGCTTAGCGCTAGACCCTAGCGAAATTGAAGCTTTTCGTAGCCGCGCTCAAAGGTTGAGTGAGATTAACGAATAATCCCGTTAAACATATTAAAAAAGCCCACTGGACAGAATTCCAGTAGGGCACATAACAAATAAAACTAATTAAATTATAACACAAAATGAACGAACTTAACAGTACACAACAATTGCTAATCAACAATTGGCAACGTAAGTATTATCAACTAAGCGATGTATTGATTACAAGTTTAGTTGGTTTAACAACTACAGACACATTAAATGTCTTAGCACAAGCAAGAAAGGAAAAGTTATGGCTAAAAAACTTTACAAAGTGACACACGTCATGGCTGATGGTACGGAGTTAGACGACATCACAGGTTATGTCATTCCAGCAGGTCATCAAGTCTATAACATTTTAAAATCTATCAATGAAAAAGCAAAGGAGCAAACAGCATGACATACGTAATTATCACAACAATTATTTTAGCACTAACAGAAATTACTATCTTGCCATTTATTGGTCGTTACACAGACAAGGAGCAGTAACATGATGAAATTTTTCGGTAAAGTCCACGATTTCTTTTTTCCTGAAGACAAAGAAGGGACACATCAAATTCCAACTTTTCCAAATGAAGCAGAACGCTACAGAGAAATCGCTGTAGAAAACCATGAGGCTTTATTAGTCCTCACAAGAGATTGCAATCATTTAAAACAACGTGTTCATGACCTAGAACGTGAAAACAAGTGTTTACGTGAAATGTTGGCTAAAGAAGGTGATTAAGTGGTAGACAATAAGAAATACTATTACTTAAAGCTCAAAGAAAACTTTTTTGAAAGTGATGAAGCTATCATTTTGGAAAGCATGCCAGACGGCTACATTTACAGCAATATCCTTTTAAAGCTCTATCTTAGAAGTCTAAAAAACAATGGATTGTTGATGTTTAATAACTTAATTCCATACAACACTCAAATGTTAGCAACCATTACACGTCATCAAGTTGGTACTGTTGAAAAAGCTATCCAAATTTTTCAGCAATTGAAGCTGATTGAAGTATTAGACAACGGTGCGTTATACATGACAAATATTCAAAATTTCGTTGGTAAATCAAGCTCTGATGCCGACAGAAAAAGAGCTAATTATAAGAAGGCAAAACAGCTCGGACAAATGTCGGAGAAATCTCTGGAGATTTCTCCACCAGAGATAGAGATAGAGAAAGAGATAGAAAAAAAGATAGAGTTAAATAAAGAGTTAGAACTAGAACAAGAAAAAGAGGAAAGATTTGTTGATGTAGTTGAAGCAAATCTTGGCAGAGGTCTTGTCAAGTTTGAATATGACATGATTAACGACTATCTAATTAATAAGCATGTCTCAAAAGAGCTGTTCCTAGAAGCTGTAAAAGTAGCAGTTGCTAATAATGTACGCAAGTTTAACTACATTAGTCGTGTTCTTGATAATTGGATTGATGATGGTGTTAAAACTGTAGAACAAGCCTATCAAGCACAGCGAGACTTTAAAGCTAAAAAAGCTAATCGTTATCAAGCAAATCAACCATCAAAAAGCAATGTGCCTGAATGGGTAGAAGCTGATTACAAACACGAAGCAACAGCAGAAGAACAAGCGAAGCTTGACGAACTCAAAAAATCACTAATAGAGGACTAAGTATGGACGTAAAAGAAACATTACTAGAGCAACAAGCGACAATTGACCGCATCGAAACGCTAAAAGAGGAAATGCATAACTTTTCAGAATCTGGTTTAGGTCTAAGTGAAATAGGCATCCTTTCGATAAACAGTGCAACTAAAGTCTCGTTATCAACAATGCATTTGCTATCGCATGTTATCGAGGATGTGCTAGATGGTGCAGACCCAAAACAAGCATTTAAGCAAGTATTTACGTTATAAGCGAGGACTAAACATGAAAATTGAATTGTTACATGTTATCAACGGTTATCGCAAGTTTCATATTGGCTTCTTTGATGATGTTAACGAAGCAGTTATCAGATTAAAAGAGCATGTAAACAGTAATTCAGCGATTTCAAATCCGAGATACCGCAAGTCAATAAGTGGCGATACTATCCGAATTGATTACGGCGCTAAGACTTGCTATTACTTGCTAGAAGCTAGAAAGGTCTATTAATGCAATATGGATTATTCGGTACAGATGATTATGATGATTTGTTAGAACGTCAAAATAATTATGACACACTCTTTCAAGAAGATGATGAAGATGAAGCTTTTGATAAGTGGAGAGAAGACCAGTTGGAGGACGAGGAATGGAAAAGGTGACAATTTATAAAAAGTTGCTAGAAATCCAAACAAAACTTAACGTACCTAAAAATCAGTTTAATAAATTTGGAGGCTATTATTACAGAAATGCAGAAGATATTCAAAACGCCCTAAAACCTTTGCTTGCTGAACAAGATTGTACGGCATTTTTTGAAAAAGATGTTATCGAACAAGTTGGAGAGCGTTATTACTTAGTAGCGACATTTAAACTCGTTGATATAAACACTTCTGAAACAATAACAGTTGAAGCGCGAGCCAGAGAAGAAGAAAAGAAAAAAGGAATGGACGGCTCGCAAATTACAGGAGGAGCATCAAGTTATGCCAGAAAATATGCTCTAAACGGTCTATTTCTAATTGATGATGCTAAAGATGCTGATAGTAATGAGTATCATAAAGAGCAAAATCAAAACGCAAATCAACAAACGCAGTACATCAATGATGCGCAAATTCAACAAATCTACAATGGCATCAATCAACTTGCACAGATGACTAATCAAGACCCTAATTACGTGGCGAACGGAATTATGCAAAACTACAATATTAACGATTTCCACGCTGTACCTAGCGAATTCTTTAACGAAGTAGTGAACTATATCAAGTCACTAATGCCACAACAAAACCAAACCAATTTTAACGATTTATAGGAGCTAAAAATGAAAGATGTAACAAATAACACACTAACTGAAATCAACGTTGATTTCACACCAGCTAAAATCGATGTTGATTATGAAGCTATTGAAAAGCAATTGAATGCGATTGTTGCTCAATACACAGATTATGAAGTGACAGCAAGCGCTTATAAAACTGACTATGAAGAACGTACACGCTTAAATAAGCTAAAACAAGCACTTGAAGCACGTCGCAAAGAAATTAACGCAGTTATCAGCGAGCCTTACAAAGAATTTAAAAAGCAATATGACAAGATTGTTAAGCCGCTTGATGAAGTGATTGAGAGCATTACAGTAGGTCTCAACGCAGTTGACGAACAAGAACGAGTGCTAAGAGTTGATGTTGTTCGTGCTACTTTTGAAGAGAAGTGCGAGCTAGCAGGCTTGGATAAGTCAACATTCGAGACTAGTTACAACGATTACAGCTTGAAGAAATACTTTAAAGCTGGCAAGTTTGAACTTAAACAATCAACAATTGATGAAATTGACAATCTGGTCTTGACTGAATTTAAAGCTGTTGAAGAATTTAAAGCAAGCAAAGAGACCATTGAAGAACAAGCGAAAGAATATGGCTTGTTACCAGAAATGTACATCAGAGCGCTTGAAGATGGTAAGACACTTGTTGATGTTCTTAAAGTCATGAAAGCCCACAAAGATGCTGCTATCTTGCGTAAAGAGCAAGAAGAAGCACGAGCGAAAGCGGAAGCTGAACGTAAAGCAGAGATTGAACGTTTAGCGCAAGAAAATGCCAATGCTCAAATCAAGGCATATAACGCTGAAACTGGCGAAGTTTTGGAAAGTGATGTAATTATACCTGAAACACAAAACGAAGCCGAAAATGGGGCAGAATTTGAGAATAACGAGCCTGTAACGTTTGAGTTGCGTTTGACATTCCCTGGTGGTGTCAAACAAGCCAAAATGTTCAAAGATTTCTTGGAAATGAACGGCATCAAGTACGAACAACCAAACATGATTGAGTAAATGAGGTAAAGAAATAATGGAATTTAATGAATTAGTTGAAAATGTCAAAGCGTGGTCTATTGCTAAAGGATTAGATAAAGCTGAACCAATTAAACAAATGCAAAAACTAAGCGAGGAGTGGGGAGAACTTAACCAAGCAAAAGTTAAAAGCAATCCAAAACAGCTTAAAGATAGTATTGGTGATGTGTTAGTTGTATTAATTATCTTAGGTCAACAAATGAATTTGAAAGATATTAATAAACTAGTTGATGCAAACCTTTACAAAGATATACCAGAACAAATAGGATTAATTGGTGCTTCTACTGATGATTTATTGTTGTTAGGTGCGGCGGAAATTGGGCGTATTGCTAGTGTATTGACGATTAAGGGCGGGAGAAATGAAGCAAAATTCCAAAAAATGATAATCGAACGCAGTATTGTACATTTAGCTGACGTTTTAGATGCTGTTGCAATTAAAGAAAACACTAGCACAATTGAATGTTTTGAACTTGCGTGGAATGAAATTAAAGGGCGCACAGGTCAAATGGTGAACGGTGTATTCGTCAAATCAGAGGACATCAAGGAGTGAAAACATGAAAAAGTATTATGTCAGCGGTAAAATCGCACGTTTAGATATTGGTTCAGAGATTGAAGCTGAAAATCAATATGCAGCTGCTATCAAATTTAATGAGCTGTACTCGTTGTTACTATGCAATTTTGGAGTACATGAATTGAAAATCACGGAGGTTGAAGAAGTCTGATGGAAGTGACGAATAGAGGTTATATCAATTTTAATAATGAGTACAACAAGCATACGCAAGACTACACCACAGCAAGCATGAGCTTTGCCAATGGTAAAGATGAAGACGGGGAATATAAGCACGGCTACATCAAAGTGATTGCATATGGTGAACTTGGACATGTTTTATACGACAACGCTGATAACCTGGTAACGATTTCTGGTTATTATCGTCAAGGCGAGCACGAGGGACAAAAATATGCACGGGTTGTCGTAACTGCTATTAACGGTTATGCACCAGCTCAAAATCAAAACAACGGTAACAATGGCAATTTTGGAAATAATCAACGCTCACAGCAACAAGGCAATTTCCAAAATCAAGGGAATTTTCAAAATTCACAATCGCAAAATTTCCAGAACCAACCGCAAAATCCAAATAATGGTTATCAAAATCAAAACAACGGTAATTTTGGGCAAAATCAAGGACAACAAACAAGCTTTTTCCAAGGTCAAACGACACAAGCCAATCCAGACTTTAGCCACAATGGAAATCCAGCAATGATTGATGAAAACGACTTACCGTTTTAGAGGTGTGATATGAGACAAGTCAAAGTAGATTTAATGTGTCCGTACTGTGGCTTTTGCCAGATTTTAAAAGTTCCTATCACTATTTCAAGTCGTGTGTATTGTCCGTCGTGCAAACAACTTGTGTTTTTGCGGTATGCGACTGGTGTCAAAGGTGAATTGGACGAACACGGTAATTATTTTAAAGCATATGAACCGTTTAAATTAAGAGCTATTAACAGAGCGTTTGAGAATGTGTTCAAGGAGGAGAAAAGCGATTGAAAAAAATGATTGTCTGGGCTCTCTTTGATAGCGGTAACGGCTCATACACTAAAGCGATTAAAACGCTAAATGAAGCGAAAGAAGCAAATATTGATGTTTATCCAATCGGCATTGATATCGAACATAAAAATAGCCATTTCATTGAGTTAGATTTAGCAGATTACAAACGTCTGTTTGGTGATAACACGTTATTTGATACGTTGGATAAACTCCCAAAACCAGATTTAATCATAGCGAGTCCACCTTGTGAAAGTTGGTCTAACGCTAGCGCAATGGTGGAGGGTAATGCTTGTTGGAAACAAGAGGATTTCTCATCAGATAGTCTATTCGCTCCACAGCGTGAAGCTAGCATGTTCACTATTCGCAATCGTTCAGACTATGAACAGGCATATATCAATTATCGTTATAATCGTCAATTCATGAAGCGTGTGAATGGTGAATTAACAGTATTTAACACTATTGAAATCATCAAGCGTTATGAGCCATCTTACTTTATCATTGAGAACCCGGCGAGCGGTCGGATTTTGAAGTATATTGAGGATGTTATGGGTTTTAAATTGACTTACCTCAACATGACAAGATACAACAATTACGATTATCCGCTACAGAAACCTACAAAGTTTGCTAGCAATATCAACTTGAATTTAAAAAACGACATTATTAAACAGGAGATTGAATGGAAGTATTTTTCAAAATCTTATAATGAGCGTTCGAACATTCCACAAAAACTATTGCTAGACATTTTTAAAACAGTAATAAAACATTTTGAGGAGAAAACAAATGATGAATGTACAAGTATTTAACAATGAGGAATTCGGTCAAGTTCGTACACTTGAAATTGACGGTATGGTTTATTTCGTCGGAAAAGATGTAGCGGAGGTTTTAGGCTACACTAACTCAAGAAAAGCTATCAGAGACCATGTAGACGATGAGGACAAAACGGATGAGGTAACAATTCGTGACGCCATCGGAAGAAAACAAAGACCCATTATTATTAATGAGTCTGGTCTGTATTCGCTTGTAATTGAAAGCAAGATGAAAAAAGCTAAAGCGTTCAGACGCTGGGTGACAAGTGAGGTGTTGCCGACTATTAGAAAACACGGTAGCTATGTAGCACCAGTTAACCCGCTTGTCAGTACAGAAGATGCGTTTATCCAATTGTTCCAAACACAAAAAGAAATCAAGCAAGAACAAGCTGTAATGCGTGATGACATTGTCTATTTGAAAGAAGAACAGCCAATCAATCCAGCCATTAACCAGGATTTAACCAAAGTACGCAACAAAGCAGTCGTTAAATGTTTGGGGGGATACGATGCGCCAGCATATTCTGATAGCAAATTGAGACAGAAAGTGTTTTGTCAAGCAGCCAGAGATTTTAAAGAATTGTTCAAAATTCCACGCTATGATTTGTTGAAAAAGAAAGACATTGAACGTGCTTATGATTATTGGCGACAATGGCAACCGCAAACAAATTTACGTTTAGAGATTGAACAAGCTAATAAACAGCTATCTTTGAGTTTTTAGGAGGTTAAAGATGTTTGATGATATTAGAGGAGCGTTTAAAGGAATAAGTGTAGTATTCGTAATAGCGTTTGTGCTTGGTACTCTGATAGGCTTAGGTTATTTGAACGGAGCGTATTACGAGCATCAAAAAAGCGAAGCAACTATTAGTCAACTGAAAAGTGATTTGCAAGATGCTAAAGAACAAATTAAGTTGCTTGAAGAAAATCAAACAATCATCTATTACACCGATAGTTGGGGAGGGAATTATGACTATTGAAGAACTAAGAAAAAGTCTTATTGAAGTTACTAAAAATTTGGGAAACTAAACTGATAGAGAGCTAGTAGAAATACAAGCTGTCGGTGATAAACTTAAAGAAATGGCAATGTACGAAACTTTTTTAAGAGAAGGAGTAAAAGATGATAAATAAACAAGAAGTGATTGAGAAGATTGAAAAACTAAAGGGGCTAAACATTAAAGAAAAAAATTTAATCCTTGATATCGAAATGATACCGAAGGGGGACGTTTTAGAAATTATCGAACAACTAGATGAGCCAGTGAGACCACCAGAGCCAAAACCGCTGGAGCCAGAAAAGCCTGTGGTTCCACAATTTGTGGCTGATTATATCGATAGCGAGCAAAATTCATGGTCTACACTCTCAGAAGCGCTAGACAATATGGATGATGAAAAGCGAATATTAGATTGGTTTTACGTTAACTCCGAAACATTTGCGAAAGCTTGGTTATTTGGCTATGAAGTTGAGAAAGAGAAGTTGTACACTGTTGAAATACCTAATCCAAACAAAATTGGAAATGAAATTAACGTACTCATGATGAATGGTTTTAGACAGGTAGTCATTGTAAAAAAGTATGGCGATAACTGGAAAAAAGAAAATGGTTTTCGATTAACCGAATCAGAAATCAAGAAAGATTTTGAATGGGCGTGGCAGTTTGCGGAAGAGGTGAAAGAATGACTGTTAGAGAACTAATTGAGAAGTTGCAAGAATTCGATGAGTGGAACGAAGTTAATTTATGTTTGACAGACGTTTGCGTGCTAGACGTACTGCCAGAAACTGATAAAAACGGATGCACTCATTTTAGTAGCGATGGCGACCTTGAAGTAAAAAAATATGATGCAGGAAAAGTAGTAATTATGGCGGAGGGATATTAAAATGACAATACCAAAATTTAGAGTATATGATAAAGTTGAGTACATGATGATAACAACAAACGATTATGAAGACTTGTCAGATTTGTTTTGTATTTTAAAAAATGACGCTGATACTGGATATATTAGCGAGCCTATGCAATCAACAGTTTTGATTGATAAGAATGGGGAAGAAATTTTCGAGGGGGATATTGTTAGATTTTCAATCGCTGATGGTTTTGAATTTGTTGTTGATGAAATTGGTCTTGTTGCTTATCAATCTGGTGCTTTTCGTGTTTTGAACGGATTAGATGAATACCTCATTAATGATAATGAATATCTCATTGATGATATTGACGAGATTGAAGTAATCGGCAATATTTACGAAAATCCAGAGCCGTGGGGGATTGGAAGGTACTATGATTTTTGAAGATGGTGACTATTTAATTAAGAATCAGACGGGCGAATGCTATGTATGCAAGAAAGAAATTTTTGAAAAGACGTATAGAGAGGTGGTAGAAAATGACTAATTTATGGGAAGAAACATTAAGAGAATTAGCAACTTACGGAAAAACATTTAAAGATGTCAAATATATTCAAGGTTCAGATTTTGCAATTACAAAAGAAAATTTTGAGCAAGTCGCAAAGAAGTCTGAATATTATTCAGGTTTTGGCACTGCTAAAGTAGCTGAAGATTTAGTTATCGTTGGTGATGATTGGTGGCTTGAACGTCACGAATATGACGGTAGTGAATGGTGGGAATATAAAGAAACACCAAAGCAAATCAATGAGGTTAAAGAAGTTAGTTGTCTTGCAGATGGCGTGTGGAATACACTAGCTGAACTAAACGAATAGTGATGAGGTGTAATAATGTTCGATACTCTTAAAATGATTGTTTATAAGTTCAACGAACAAAAGAAACAGCTTAGGCAGAATTTGAAACAATTCTTTTGCAGACACGATTATGTAAAGAAAGAGGAGAATTCGATATTTAGTTTTAGTATTAAATATCACCTTGAATGCTCAAAATGCGGGAAGCGCAGTCTTATTGAGCCGTGGTTAGATTATAGAGAGGGAGAGGAATGAAAAAATACAAAGTTTCCCTTATTTTTGAAGAAGACTACTGGCCTTGGACTTATATAGTTGAAGCTAACAACTTTCAAGAAGCCTTAAAAAGAGCTAGCAGAAGTGGCTTAACTAGCGACGAGGATATAATAAGAGTTGAAATCGTAGAGGTGAAAAGATGAAAATTAAAAGAGCGTTCTGTACAGATTGTTATGAGTGGAGAAATGTGGCGGATTTAGAGCTGTGGGAAGAAAAGCCTGGTGTTATGGTTTGTGACATTTGTGGCAATGCGTTAGTTGAGTTGGAAGATGAGGAAAGAGAAAACAGAATGAATGAAGTTGTTGAATATCCCAAAAGAAAAATATTTCAAGTAAAAACAGCTAGTAAGCATTCTATTAAAAGTTTTAATTTTATGGCAACTGACTTAAAGCAACTATTGGAGAATTTGGCTATTTTTGTAAATCAAGAAGATAACGCTGATTATTTTAAAGGTGTAACTCAAGTCAAAATTGATGTTATCGGTGAGATAAACGAGGTGTAATATGGAATTTGAGTTCATGTTGCCTAGAAACACCAGGTCAAAAAAACAAAACATGGTTATCAACAGCAATGATAGGTGGCACCCGCAAGAAAAAGCGAAGATGACTAAACGAATTAGAGGGCTAGCAAATTATTGCGTGTCAGCTGAAAAAGATAAGCAAGCGAAGCCGTTTGGTTCAAAAAATCCGTGTAGAGTAAGCATCACAGTGTACAGTCCGACAAGGTCAAGATTAGACCCGCCAAACCTTTATCCAACAATAAAAGCTATTATTGATGGCATGACGGATGCTGGCATTTGGGTAGATGATAATTATAAAGTTATTCGTTCAATGTCTTTTAGGTATGGCGGGTTAAGTGGTAAGAAAGGCTTTTACAGATTTGTGTTGACAGTTGAGGAGGTTTAAAAGTGAGTGATGTTAAATGGATAAGTCAAATAACAGGGTATGATGTAGATAAACTTGAGGAATTCAAACTGATATTAAACGCAAATGAAATTATATCAATAGCAGAAGATACATTTGAAGTCTTTGACGAAGAAACAGGCAATTGGTCGGAGCATAAGGGCTGTGAAGTTTACGTGCGTGATTGTTGCTATAAAGTTTTGAATAGCTATGAAGAGTTTCTGGAATTATTTGAGAGGTAAGCGATGTTTGATTTGTGGGAAATTTTAAAATATAAAGTCAAAAAAGCATGTCATTGGTTAAAACAAAGTGTACGTCAATTCTTTTGCAAACATCATTATGTTGAGGAAAAAATACTTTGGCATGGAGTGCCTGGTATTTATTATGACGGTGTTAAATGTTCTAAGTGTGGCAAGACCACTGAAAAAGAAGATTGGATGACGATTTATGGCAAAAACGAAGTTTGAAAGATTATCAGTTATCCACAGACGAGAAATATTGTGGTTAAAATGGTATTTTTTAAGAGATAAGACTAATCCTAAAAAAACAGTTTTAGAGCAGAAAATACACGATGCTTTTCTGAATAAAAAGACAGATGATGCAGCGTTTTACACTAATTTAAAAGTCACTACAAGCGAAGTTATTGCTGAAACAGACGAAGCGCTTATCAAAGTCATAAAAGAAGTTTACGTGTATGAAACCATGAACGTCGTAGGTGCTAGCCAAAGGATTTATTATCGCAGTCCTAACCGAACTTACAAACATTTAAACAATTGGTTTGATAATTATTTTCAAGCAACATACAAGCATTTGTTGAATAATGCGCTAAAATAACGGTAAAACTCCACCAAAACCTAATATTACAATGAAATCATGAGTTAAAACTCGTGATTTTTTTGTTGGAAAGGAGAGCTAATGAATGAACGTCAGAGACGATTTGCAGACGAGTACATAAAAACAGGAAACGGCTATCAATCAGCCATTAAAGCAGGTTATAGCGAGAATTATGCCAACAACCGTATAGCTGAATTGTTGGGAAATGTTGGGATAAAAGAGTACATCAACAAGCAGATGCAAGAGCTGCATAAATCGAATATCATGGATGCCACAGAAGCGCTTTACATCCTTTCTGAAATCGCCAGAGGTAATCGTGATGAGGAGGTATTGATACTTAATCCAACGACGGGTAAAGTAGAGAGACACACCAAAAAAGCTGACAATGCCACGGTTATCAAAGCTATCACAGAAATCTTAAAACGTTATCCGACAGCTAAACAAGCAGAAAAATTAGAGCTTGAATTGGCTAAGTTGCGTGAGCAAGTCAATGCTAACGAAGCACAAGATGAGCAAATTATCATTGTTGATGAATGGGCGGAGGAGGTAGACGATGGTCTTTAATGTTCAAAAGAACGTCAATCCGCATTTTAAGCCTGTTTGGATTTCTGTAGAACCTTACAACATCTTGAAAGGTGGGCGTAACTCGTTCAAATCGTCAGTAATTGCATTAAAACTTGTCTACATGATGATTAAATACATTAAGCGAGGTGACACAGCTAACGTTGTTGTCATCCGCAAGGTAGCTAACACGATACGTGACAGCGTGTTTAACAAAATACAATGGGCGTTGCAGTTGTATGGAGTATTTGGCGGTTTTAAGACGACTGTTAGCCCATTTAAAATCATTCATAAGAAAACAGGTTCAACATTTTACTTTTACGGTCAAGATGACTTTCAGAAGTTGAAATCTAACGACATTGGCAACATTATCGCTGTTTGGTACGAAGAAGCTGCTGAATTTGATAGCGAAGAAGATTTCGACCAGTCAAACGTTACTTTTATGCGTCAGAAACACGCTAAAGCTAAGTGTGTACAGTTTTTTTGGTCTTATAATCCGCCACGTAATCCATACAGTTGGATTAATAAGTGGTTCGAGACAATGAAAATACGTGATGAATACTTGTGCCATTCGTCTAGCTATCTTGATGACAAGCTTGGTTTTGTTACGGAGCAAATGCTAAAGGACATTGAGCGTATTAAAGCTAACGACTTTGATTATTACAGATACATCTATCTCGGTGAGTCGGTTGGACTTGGT